ACAGAGGCAAAACAAAGAGCAGAGAATGTCTCTGAAAAGGTGGAACGTGTTGCACTCCAAGGCGATACTCGTAGTATTGTCTATGGTAAGTCTGATTGCCCTTTCTGTTCCATGGCAAAGGAAGAACTCAAGTTGAGAGGCATTCCTTATGATTATATTGACCTACAAGAACTCGGAAAAACTACAAAAGAAGTAACAGGACGAGATGTTAAGACCGTTCCACAAATATATATCGAAGGTGAGTATGTAGGTGGGTATGATGACTTAATGGAATATTTTAACAAACCAATAATAACAGAAACAGACGCAGACGATGAATGTCGTGCGTGTGAGGGATAACCAATGGCACTATTAGATTTTAGCAAAACATACAAACCTTTCCTCTACCCTTGGGCGGTAGAACTAGTAAAGAAACACGAAGAGATTCACTGGATTGAAGACGAGGCGGAATTGTCCGAAGATATTCAAGACTGGAGAACTAAACTAAGCGAAAATGAAAAAGAATTCATCACTCAAGTATTGAGACTGTTTACTCAGTCGGACGTACAGGTGGGTGAGAACTATCACGAGCTGTTGATTCCTAAGTTTAAGAACAACGAGATTCGTAACATGTTGTCCTCATTTGCAAACCGTGAAGGTGTACACCAACGTGCATATGCATTGTTGAATGACACTCTGGGTTTACCCGATGAAGAACACTCTGCTTTTATGGAATACAAAGAGATGGCAGATAAGATTGACTTCATGAAAGAGGGTGATATCAACTCGCATACAGGTCTTGCACTCGTACTTGCACAATCTGTATTCAACGAAGGTATGTCATTGTTTGCGTCATTCGTGATGTTGTTGAACTTTCAACGTTTCGGTAAGATGAAAGGTATGGGTACGATTGTTGAGTGGTCTATCAGAGACGAGACTATTCATGTACAAGGCAACGCAAAACTGTTCCGTGAGTTTACTAACGAACACCCACGAATCGTTAATGACGAATTGAAATCTAAAATCTATCAGATGGCACGTAATGCTGTCAAACTAGAAGACCGATTCATTACACTTGCGTACCAGTCTGGTAATATTGAGGGTCTATCTGAAGAAGAGGTAAAACAATATATTCGTCACATTGCAGACCGTAGACTGTTACAACTTGGTATGAAACCAAAGTTTGGTGTCAAAGACAATCCACTACCGTGGTTGGACTGGGTACTGAATGGCGCATCACACGACAACTTCTTTGAGAAGAGAGTCACCGAGTACTCCGTAAATGGTATGGAAGGTGACTGGGGTTGGGTTGATGAGGCTGATAAAGTAGTGGGTGTTGCCTAGTGGAAGAAGAGAACGAAACATATGTTTTGGAATGTTCTCTATGTGAAACCGAAACAGAGGTTCTTGTAAAAGACTGTGAAGAAGAACCCGAATATTGTCCCATGTGCGGAGTGACTATAAACTAATCATATATACCATTATGTGGATATATGAAGATAAAGAGTTTGAACCAGAAGACGAAGTCTTGGAGCAATACCAAGGCTTTGTCTACTGTTTGACAGAGTTAAGCACTGGTAAAAAGTATATTGGTAAGAAATTCTTCTGGAAACCCAAGATACTCCCTGTTACAAAAACAAGAAAAAGACGCAAAAGAACGAGAGTCCAATCGGACTGGCGGGACTACTATGGTTCGTCCGAGAAGGTAAAAACCCTCGTAGAAGGGGGGCAGGACTTCAGGAGAACCGTTCTCAGACTGTGCCGCACTAAAGGTGAGTGTTCGTACTACGAAGCGAAACTACAATTCGAATATGATGTTTTGTTGAGTGATGAATACTATAATGAATTCATTGGTTGTAAGATACATGCAAAACATATTAAATCGTAACATAATCGGCGGCCCTCTAGGAATTATCTACAATGATATGTCTAGATTCGATATTGATATTGCAATCAATCGAATGAAGTGGAGACTCTTTGATGCGGGTGCAAAGAAGGGTGACCTAGTAACCATCTCAATCATGGAAGTGAGTCTTGACCATGTTGCGTCTATATTTGCGTGTGCAGAGATGGGATTGCGAATCTTTATTCTAGACAGTCCCGCAACCAAAGAATCTCTACCATTTACCAAACTCGCATTACACGGCCCATCCGACTACTACATCTATAGTTCTAACGAAGACACCACCAAAATCTATAACGGTCTGCACGATGAGATGATGAAACGATATGGTGGAGTCGGTATTGATAGTGAAGAACCGACCAAAGAAGTCTGGTTCCAAGGAGCGGAGGTATACCCAACTGACCCATTCCTAGTAAGTTCCACATCTGGCACAACTGGCCCATCTAAAGCAATCACGTTTTCACACCAAGAGGTGATAGGAATATCTCACCGTAATATTGATATCTTTTGGTTTGGTGAAGATGCGAAGGTAATTCATTCCAGAAACTTGCACCACGCATCTGCAATGTTGACCCACCTATTACCCGCACTCATGAACGCATACTCACACAGTTCATTTGCGATTGGTCATGACCGCAGCGCAGACGAAGACCTCAATAGACTATCGGGTCTAAAGGACTTAATCAAGACGCCCCCGTCCAACATCATGATACCCAATAAAGAGGAACTTTATGATTTCCTAGAGACTTTCGCTGGGCCATTCAAGAGAACTGTTAATATCAATATGTGTGGATTTGTATTGGATGAGGAGTTTGTTGAACTTGCGAAAGAATACAATGTTCATTTTCAGTCACATTTCGGTACTATTGATACCGCTATCCCACTTTTTATAAACCGTGTGGGAAAAGACTCTACAATTATCCCTAATGGTCTGGGGGTATTGGCCGATGATTTCTACAAGACCACCCTAGAAAATGGTCGTATGAAGGTAGAACACGAGTGGTGGAACGAACCTCGTTATATTGAGGACGATATAGAACTAATAGACGGACAATATGTATTACACCCGAAACCAAGAAATAATGTAGAATTGCCCGAAGGATTTGACATCACGCCTTTCTTCCAAGACACTAAAATCAACTACGAACAACTACGTGGCCACCTAAAAATAATTTAAAAAAAGTGTTGCCAAACCTTGCTGTTGTTGTTATAATAAGTACATAAAGTGAGAAAAGGAAATGATTATGTTTAAAGAATTTATTGAGTATGTTAACGGGTTTTACGGTAAAGGCGGTATCTACGCCAAGGAAGACTACGCAACTATTCCCCAAATCCAAGCTGCGACTGAAGCGTATATCAACAGGTTGACTGAGACAGTCACTTGGGGTGGTGGCGACAGTCTTGATAGAGAGAGGGTTGGTCAAATCCTTGTGGATGAAATGAGTGTGAAACTTTATTGAAAAAAGTGTTGCCAAAAGTTGCTGTTGTTGTTATAATAAGTACATAAACTAAAGAAAGGAAAGAAATTATGGCGTTTGTATCTCAAGAAGAAAAGAAAGCCCTTGCTGTTGAAGTCAAGAAAGTCTGCAAAAAGTATGGGTTCAAAGTGAGTCTGAGTGTCAGACATCACAGTACTTTGGTCGCAAAGGTCAAAGGTGCGAAACAAATCCTTGAGGGGTACTGTGCAGAACAGATGACCCCTTTTAAGGTTGCCAAGAGGGAGTTCAACGGTTACAATAACTTCTCTCCCGAAGCAGTTATGGAAGAGTCTGCGAAGTGGGGTCACGATGTGAACCTTTACTGGTTTGAAGAGAACTACTGTCCTACTGGGGTGAAGTTCTTAAAAGAACTAAAGGCGGCGATGGAAGGGCCTGAGTTCTTCTGTGAAGATGATGCAATGACTGACTACTTTCACAGAAGTCACTACACTGACGTTAACCTGTACGCATAATGGAACAGTTTAAGGAATGATATATAATGGGTATGAGTGAGAAAGAAATTCTCAAGAAAAAAGGTGCGATTGCGATTGAGGAATATATTGCAATCGCACAAAAAAGACTTGAAGAAGCTAAATTAAACAAGGACGAAGAAGGAGTCGCAGTTGCGACTTATCTCGTTGCAGAATATGAACAGATGTTGGAAGAATTTGTTAAATATTATGCTAAGTAGAGAACCTTCCGAGTATATATAATATTATAAGAGGAAACTATGCAAAAAGAAGTGTTTGAAATCTTCGAAGATTTCACTAAATTGAAAGCAAGAAAAGATAAGATTGCTTTCCTACAACAACAGGGTAACGAAATTCCCGCTATTAAAGATGTCCTTCGAGGTGCATTCGATGACCGTCTCAAGTTTGTCTTACCCGAAGGCAAACCACCCTATACCCCAAATAGACCCGAAAGTGTCCCGTCAACTTTACGTAATCTTCACCGACAATTTGGTGACTACGTTGAAGGAGCTAGGTCTAAAGAGATGGGTCAAATTAGGTTAGAAACAAGATTCATTCAGATGTTAGAAAGTATCCATGCTGAGGATGCACTAATAGTTCTGGATATGGTGGCAAAGAAACCACCAGTCAAAGGTTTGACAAAAAAGATTGTAGAAGAGGCATTCCCTAATTTACTTTCTTAACTTCGTTATGTTTCTTTTAATAACAAGGAGCGCAACATATGCCAAGAAACCAAATAGAGCGATTGAAGAATGATAGCAGAGAACTTGACAATTACATCCACCGTCTCAAGAAAAAGGGAAGAGACAACCTTGCTCACAAGTTAGCTGTTAAAAAATCATTACTTAATCAAACTATTGCCGAATATGAAAATTCAAATTCACTTCTAGCATAAAAGGTAGGTGGTAATTATCTCGGAGGGGGTGCTGGTCACCCCCTTTCGTCATTTGGAAATAAATTATGTTATTGACTATGTTAAAATCTAAAATCCACGGTGCAATCGTCACCGAATGTGACCTTCGTTACGAGGGGTCTATTGCAATCGATGAAGATTGGATGGACGATGTCGGAATACTCCCCAACGAACAAGTAGATGTTGTCAACCTAAATACAGGTGGACGATGGACTACTTACGCTATTCCCGCAAGACGGGGCAGTGGTTGGATAGGTGTCAATGGTGCGGGTGCAAGACTGGCGGTCGAAGAAGACGAAGTTATCATCATGGCATATTGTCAAACATCTCAACTGAAAGCAAGATGGTTAAAACCCAAAATTATAACTGATGAGGAAATGTACAAATAATGCCGTTATATACAATCATTAATGACAAGAACGGAGAAACCGAAGACCTAATGTGTTCGTATGATTCTCTACAGGAGAAACTGGAAGACTTGGGAGAGGACTGGAGACAACAAGTGGGTGCTCCAAATCTTATTACTCATACAGGTAGTGTGATTAGTAAAACTTCGGGGGACTGGCAAAACTTAATGACTAAAATTAACAAAGGTTCTGGAAGAGGGAATACCGTCAAATCATGACTATGAAACGTCTCAAAATAGACCACTTACTAACATACCAAGCGATTACCGAAAACCAAGGGCTTGCATACGAAGCATTCAAGGAAGGAGACCACCTCGTTCTTTGTGGTTCTGCGGGTACAGGTAAAACCTTTGTAGGTATGTACCTTGCACTACAAGATGTCATGGATAAATCTTATGACCAAGACAAACTTGTTATTGTAAGAAGTGTAGTCCCTACCAGAGAGATGGGTTATCTGCCAGGCTCTGTGGAAGAAAAGATTGATGCTTATGTTGCACCTTATCGTGCAATCGCAACCGAACTATTCAACGAGAAGACTGCATACGAGAACCTAGAACAACAAGGTCATATTGAATTTGTGTCTACATCGTTTATTCGTGGCACAACTTTAGATGACTGTATTGTACTTGTGGATGAGATGCAGAACCTCACCTTCCACGAATTAGATAGTATCATTACAAGGGTGGGACGTAACAGTCGTATTATCTTCTCTGGTGATTATTATCAGTCTGACCTCAAGTCGAGTTCAGACAAAAAGGGTATCCTTGACTTCATGAACATCATAGAAGTCATGAATAATTTTACAACCGTAGAATTTGGATGGGCAGATATCGTCCGTTCAGACTTTGTTAGAGACTATATAATGACAAAGGAAATGGTTGAAAGAGGAAACATAAAATGAAATTAAGCAAAAACTTTTCACTCAAAGAGTTTACAAGGTCAATGACCGCAACTCGTTTGGGTATTGATAACACACCTGAAGGCGAACACTTAACGGCTGCAAAAGAATTATTCACTAATGTGATTCAACCAGTGAGAGACAAATTTGGTATCACTCGAATCACTTCGGGTTATCGTTCACCAGCACTAAACGAAGCAATCGGTGGTTCTACAAAGTCACAACACTGTAAGGGTCAAGCTGTTGACTTTGAATGTGACAGGGCAGATAACCTAGTAGTTGCACAGTGGATTAGGGACAATTTAAAATTTGACCAACTCATCTCGGAGTTCTATGAAGCAGGTGACCCAACATCTGGTTGGATTCACGTTACTTGGGTAAGTGCAGAACACAATCGTAACAGATGTCTGACCGCAAAACGTGTAGATGGTAAAGTACAATATAGTGTTGGATTGCCTGAATGAACTTAATCTTTCAATATATGATTACGAACGAGGAAACCGAGAAACGGAAGTCTGTTCCTGAGTATCCCCAAGGTACACGTTCTGAGTTATATCGTGTAACTGGTGACCTGTCGGCAAAATCATTTAGAGAGTATGCCAGAGATATTGGTGTGCATCATCAATACTCAACCAAACAAGTATTTACTGCGGGCAAGACTGGTTCAACTGTGCTGCTTTTCGAGTGCTTGCGTATCATATATGACCCAATATATGACCGCTATGATAAGATTGCGTTTATCGACAGTGACATTATCTGCAACACACGAGAGAACATTTTTGACCAAACCAATGGTTATGATGTGACGGGTGTCTTTGAATCTGAGATACGTTCTGGTACGGATGGTGGATACAATACTTGGGACTACAGTGACAAGATTAAGAAACAGTTGATTACCAAGTATGAACGTAACGGTATCCCAATTGTACCCACAGAATCCCCATATCGTCCGTCCTGCGTCACTACATTCAATACTGGGGTATTGGTATGGACTAAGGAAGCACGTCTCAAAGCGAGAGAGTGTTTCGATGACTGGTATGAATATATGGCGGATGGGGACAAACACGGTGACCCATTCTGGTTGAATAACGACCAACCCTTTATCTCTGGCCAGTTGACCAAACATGGGTTCAACATTCAGAGTATAGACCAGAAATGGAATGATACCCCAACCCACTGGAAAGATGACCGTGGATATGACATGAACTTTCTCCACTACACTGGTGGTGGTAATAAGGTTGTCATGTTGGATGATTATGAAGCTGATAAATTCAGGTATCTCGTAACCGATGAATACAGGAATCCTTGGCAAGAGCCATAAACGCTTGACAAAACATGTTTATCTTGTTATAATACTAACATGATGAAAAAAGAACCATTAACAAAAGGAAAAGAAGTGCTAAGTCAGTACCATAAGGTAATACTTACAGATGCAGATGGTGTTCTCCTGAACTGGGGATATGCCTTCGATGTGTGGATGACCGAGAAAGGTTATGTCGCAGAAGACAAATTAAAGTATGATATCGCAGAAATCTACGGTATCACTAAAACAGAATCTAAGAAACTAGTCAGAGAGTTCAACGAGTCTGCCCATATGGGTTTTGTGCCTCCGTTAAGAGATGCAATCCAGTATGTCAGAAAGTTGCACGAAGAACACGGTTATGTGTTTCACCTGATTACGTCAATGAGTAAAGACGAGAACGCACAGAAACTAAGAACAATGAACATTCAGAAGTTGTTCGGTGAGACTGCGTTTACCAAGTTCATCTACCTCGACACTGGGGCAGACAAGGATGAGGTATTGAGTCAATACGAAGGAACAGATTACACTTGGGTTGAAGACAAGGTTGAGAACGCACACGCTGGTGCAAACTTTGGTCTGGATTCTATTGTCATGGAACATGGATACAACATGGACGATGACAGTTTCCCACTCATGAAGGGTTGGAAAGACGTGTACGAGTACCTAGTCGGTTAAAACTTCTTATATATAACTACATGAAAAGATATGTAGGTTACTCAGAATATTACCATGACGCTGCAATGGCCATCGTTAACCCCGATGGTTCAGTCGAATGGGCATCCCAATCAGAACGTTATAGTGGTAGAAAACACGATGACTTAATACACCCACCTATGTGGGAGTTTGTCAACAGAGAAGACCACGTAACTTTCTACGAAGACATTGATTTACGAAGAGAGAAGATGGGCGGTTTCCGAACCTTTGGTGGTTGGTCTGACCGTGGATTTCTAAACGAAAAAGCAGAACAAAGCACTCCAATGCGTAACTCATTGATGTTTGATTCTTTCAATCTACATCATGAAAGTCATTGTGCTCTTGCATTCTTTACCCGACCTTGGGAATCAAAAGAAGATACTGTTTGTGTTTCTGTGGACGGTTCAGGCGAACTCGAATCAATCGCAATCTATGACCACAACCTTAAACCAATTAAAAAAATTATGTGGCCTCAGTCCTTGGGTTCACTCTATGGTCAAGTCGTTGTATCATTAGGATATCAAAATCTCAGAGATGAATATATCATCATGGGTCTTGCGTCCTATGGCAAACCCGATGACACCCTCTACGAAATACTATACAACGCTTACCACTGGTATGAAAGTGACCATGGGTTGAGGGTTAAACAGATTGTAGATTTTGAGGGTGGTTCAATTGCAGAAAGCCCCCTGTCATCAAAATTTGTTCAGTACGGAGAAAGAATTAATAGTAGGTGTAAGGACATTTCACAAGAAGATGCTTCCGCAACTATACAAAAATTCTTTGAGGATGAAGTCCTTGAGATTATGAAAGAAGCAAGGAAGTATGGTTCTAAACTAGTTTATGGTGGAGGGTGCGCTCAGAACGTTACTGCAAACTCTAAGATTTATGAATTGTTTGATGAGATGCATATCGCAATTGCACCCAATGACGCTGGTAATGCTCTGGGGTGTGCTGCATACACATGGCACAAAGAGACTGGTGGAACACACCTGACATGGTCACCATACCTTGGTCACAACATTGACCGAGAGATAGACCCCAAAGAAGTTGCACAATACCTTGTAGATAATAAAGTGTGTGGTGTCGCAAATGGACGTGCAGAGTATGGCCCTCGTGCGTTAGGCAACCGTTCTCTCCTTGCAGACGTAAGATTCGATGTGAAGGATACGGTAAACGATATCAAGCGTAGACATCGATTTAGACCCTTTGCCCCCGCTATTCTATCTGAACATGCAGAAGAATACTTTGATGGCCCAATGAACAAGTATATGCAATTCATCGCAAAGGCAAAACACGACTATTCGTCTGTTACCCATGTCGATGGAACAGCAAGAGTTCAACTAGTGACTCCAGACTGTGAATCAGTCCTTCGTCAAATACTAGAAGAATATTATAAATTAACAGGTGTACCGATGTTACTAAATACATCACTGAACATTCGTAACAAACCTATGGTCAATACCATAGAAGATGCAATCGAATGGGAAAAGAAATATAAAGTAAAGGTGTTTTAAATGGAAGAAAATAAAGATATGCAAAGAGATTTTTATCATCCCGCAGATTCAAATGGGGACGGTAAAGTCTCGGATAGAGAACAGGACATGTATTTTGAGTTCAAAAGAAAGGAACTAGAAGACAAAGATGCAATGCGTGACGCACAACGTAAGATGGCATGGTTTGCCCTCTATGGTATGTTGTTATATCCCTTTGCAGTTGTTTTGACTAATCTACTAGACCTGACCCAATCGGGTATTATTCTGGGTGATATGGCTCCAACATACTTTGTATCGGTTGCCGCTATCGTTGCTGCATTCTTTGGTGGACAAGTATTCGCAAATAAGAAGTAGATAATGGAAAAGGTTAGGTGGAGAGGTACTTGGGGTGTTGGTGATGCTATGCAAGCCCTCAACTGTTGTCATAACTATTCTTTTCATAACAAGAAGAAAGTTAATCTAGAAATGCATTGGGAACACGGTGAGGATTATCTTCACCATCCCGATGACCCCGAAACAATCATTCAAAGAATGGAATGGATTCACAATCAATATCATCGACAAGATGATGTTACTCTCACCCACGTCTATAACTCTGACCTGTTCGAACACGGTAATGTAAACCCAAACAAAAGAAAAGACCGATTCTATTTTGATTCAAATGCGTTTGACCCAAAGGAATCTGCTCCTAATGACTGGGTGTTCAAACCCGAAGCCTTTGTCCCCAAGAAAAAGAAGATAGTTATATGGACACCTCATTATAATAGTGAACCACCAAGAAAGTGGAAAAGGTTCTTGACAAAAGATGATTGGGGTGTTATAATAAGCTCTCTGCGCTGGGAGGGTTGGATACTAGTTGAATTGACCTATAGAACACCTATTAAAGATGTGTTCAAACAGATACAAGAAGCTGATTTTATAGTCTGTTACGATGGTATGTGGCATTATATTGCACGAAACTTTGGTAAACCTTTGTTCGTACCATCATGGGAACAGATTACTTATTTCAATACACCTCAAGCAGTAACAAGACCAAATAGACATGAGGTACTAGATTTCTTTGGAGATGGTAATGAATCATTCACACCCAATCTCAATGAGATGAAATCTAAAGCACAAGACTATATAGACATGTTACAAGAAAGATACTATGAAAGATAAAAAGATACTACAAGTAATAGGGGATTTAGTATGAAAATTGATAGAGCAGTAATTGAAATAAACGGTGGGTGTAACTACTCGTGTACTATGTGTCCTCAAGATATGAGAACAGGTGGACGTGATAAAAGATTCCTACGTAAGATGAACCTATTAGAGTTTGAGAACAACGTAGCTGATTGTGCAAAACATGGACTCAATGTAGTTAACCTAGAAGGTAGTGGAGAACCCACACTGAACAGAAATCTACCTGAGTACATTAAGATTGTTAAGAAGTATGGTGCGAAGTGTTTCATGTTCTCTAATGGATTCCGTATGCACGGTGACTTTATGAAGAAGTGTGTTGATGCGGGATTAGACTTCTATAGATTTTCATTCATTGGATACAATCCTGATAAATATCAAGAATGGATGCATAATACTCAAGGCGGTAACTTTGATTTCATTTGTAAGAACATCAAAGAGATGCAAGAATATGTAAAAGAAACGGGTAGTGACTGTGTGGTCGCAACCTACCATCTTATAACTGATAATGATAATTTAGAGGAGGAACTTAATGAATATAAAGCAGTGGTTAATAGACTTGGAGTTAAAACAGAAATTTGGAAGATGCATAACTGGTCTGGAGTCTATGATAACAAAGACAAACGTCAAGGTAAAGTTAAAACGTGCGGTAGGCCATTCTCTCCTGATGTTGTTATACGTGCTGGCGGTCTTGACGGGAAAACTGGGGCAGTGGCTCCTTGTTGTCAAGTCTTGGGCAGAGACGAAGAGGCAGTCCTTGGTCATACGAGTGAGAAGTCTATAGAGGATATATGGAACGATATTCCATACACCGAACTTAGGGAACAACACACAACAGGAGATTATCCCGACTATTGTAAGGGGTGTGACTTCCTTCTAGATGACCCTGAAGTATTAGTCTATAGTAATCACGATAGAGACCTACATAAGATGCATGGAACTGATTTTGACCTTGAAGATTACCGATAATATATGGATGATACAGATACCTGATAGTAAGGTATCTCAACATTATGCAAAACAGGCAATACAAAGTTGGGAATCTCACGGTTTTCAAGTAAATCTATTTGATGCAGTCACTCCAAAGACTCTACATCTATATGACGATATACAGCTTGACCAGTATCACGGTAAACGTGATTTCACTGATACTGAAATGGGTTGTTGGTATAGTCACTATCTGTTATGGGAGAAATGTGTTGAAGAACGAACGCCCATAACAATTATAGAACACGATACCGAATGTCTTACTTCTGATATGCCTATTATCGCACCATACTTTTCAATCTGTGATTTTCAGAATAATGAAGAGTTTCATAACTATTGTGATAGGTTTGAAGGACACCCTTATTGGTGGCATTACAAGTTATGCCCTATTACTTCTGGATATTATATTGAACCAGAACAGGCCGAAGACTTGTTATTAGAATGTGTGACCAAGAGACATACAAGATATGTTGATGATATAATGTTTGATAAATTAAATAAAGATTTAAATTTAATTGCGGATTACTGTAGACCTATATATGATACAAAGGTAGGAGGAACAGTTGACCACTAGAATGATATTCCAAGTGTCGGTGGGTAAACCATCTAAACTATACGAACACTGTATTGAATCAGTCGCACATTATTGTGCGAAGTATGACATTGAACATATCGTATTGACTCAACCTAAACTAAGAATCAAACCTGATATCTTTACCAGTGGACGTAGTGAAGAATCCTACATGAAATATGGTGGATATCTTCCTATCTTTGAAAAGGAAAATGCATTTGACTATCTCGATAGATTTGACCAGATTGCAATTGTGGATGCCGACATTTACATCCGAAATGATGCACCCAATATATTTGATGATTTTGGTACTGACCACGCATTTGGGGCAGTAGTAGAGCGTGAAATGGATATACAGTCTTGGTATGGAAACAAGATTATAAACTATTCACAGATGCAGTACCGACACCTACACAGTTCTGGCCATGGAGACTTCAAACCAAACAATCTGGGATACGAGTTCTTTAATATGGGGTTGATTCTCCTGAACTCCAAGTTATTCAAACCATACCTCAAGGGACAAGACCCTCACAGTTTCCTGAACCGTATGGAATTTAAAGACTTTGTAGACGGTGTTGGTGCATACAAGTGGAGTACTGACCAGACCCTACTAAACTATTTCCTGAAGAAGTATAGAATACCTACCAAACATATGGAAGGTAAATGGAATGGACTATTCAGTGCAATCAATAATGTAAAAGATTGTAACTTTGTGCATTTCTTTCTAAAGGATAAACTCCCTGACGGTGGAGAAAATGTTGACCAGTTAATGAGTCAAATTATATAAATACTATAGACAATACCGTCAATTATATTAATAGAGTGAATAGGAGAACCCTAATGTTAAACCCGAACGATTTTGTGAAGAAGATTCGCAAAGATAACCAAGCCCTGTTCGAAGCGTCTAAGATGAACACTAAGGCGTATTTCGAAGGTGACCTTCCTGAAGAGGAGATGGTCAATCACTTCATTGGTCGCATGGTCAATGAACGTATGAACATGCAAGAAATCTCAATGCAGATTGCAAATGCATCCGATGACGCAGACCCTAAAGAGTTAGAACTTCTTTCTAAACAAGCAGCAGATGAAGCAAAACATTACCGCATGGTTCGAGAAGTAATCGAACACATTAAAGGTGAGAAGATTGATGTAGTCCAAGCACTTGAAGATGAGAGAAAGGCAAACACCGCAAAAGGTGCTGCACTTCTAGAGAAGTATGATGCACAAGAAGATGAGGCAGTCCTTGCCGCATATCAACTTGTTGCGGAAGGACGTGCAGAAGCTGTCTGGAATCAGATGGCAGACACCATTCAAGATGAATTCATCTCAACTCGTTATCGTGAGATTGCGAAAGACGAAGGTTTCCACAGTGCAATCGGTGGATACTCGTTACGTAAACTTGCGACAGATGAAGAGACTCAAAGTCGTGTCCAACGTGTTGTTGACGCAATGCGTAAAGACCTATTTGAAATCTCTTGTAGAAATCAAGTTGAAGCAGAAGGTTCGAGAGAACTGGTAAACGCAGCTTACGGTTGGTAGATGAAAATTGGACTCACGCAAAGAGTCCTCACGCACAATAAACAAGTACATGATTCCTTAGACCGTTGTTGGTACACATTTCTAAGGGGTCATGAACTTGTTCCTATCCCAAATCGTGAAGACTTAGATTACGAATCCCTCGCAAAATCTCTAGACCTTCTCATCATTACTGGTGGGGGGAACGAGAGTGTTCGAATTACCACAGAAGTAAACATGGCAACAGAGATGTCTAAGTTGGGCAAACCTATGCTCGGCATATGTCATGGTGCATTTTTACTTACCGAAATACTTGGTGGTAAAACAAGAATAGGTAAAGAGGGACATTATAATGTCGAACACTTGGTACATAGTAAGTATCAACCCCACAGGGTAAATAGTTTTCATAATGTTGCTATTGACAAAGTACCACCAAATA